CTTGTGGGGTCATTAATTGTTGCATTGTTGTTGCACTGACCTCATCTGCATCTTGAACAGATATGACAAAGTTATATGCTTTAGTGTGCATAGCGTTTATGTCATCTTCCTGATCTTTTTCTAATTTTTGTTGTGCATCATAAAATTTTAATGACAAGGCAAGATTGTCTTGTATAAGTTTCGTAGCTACATTTCGATCAATGTTGTACAAAACATGCAGCGCGTATGGATCATTAATACCAGTAAGCAACATTGCTTCTTCTTCAGTTATAGTGCCGGCCTTAACTTCATCTTGTAAATCAAGCATTTTAAAAAGCTGAGAAGCTGTATTAGGATCAAAACCGTATGTGTTTGTAATGTAACCAGATGCAATATCAGCACGTAAACTTTGGTTTGCTTCGGCAACTTTTTCAGGATTATATCTATTTCCTTTAACACCTTTGTCTTGATCGTTAGCTAAGATACCAAGTTTAGAATTGTAATTTTCTACAGTTGCGCCTGGGCCTTGTATCAATTCATTTTTAAGTCTCTCCATACGAGCAGCCATTGCTGCTTGTTCAGCTTTTAAAATTTTATCATCAACTATTGCGCGTAATCTAAATCTTGCTGTTATTTCGTTTTGCTCAAATGCATAACTCAATTTTCTCCGCATTGTTTTACTATCAACAGAATTAATAGTTTTATCACGCAATTCTGTCATAAAACTGTTCCATTTGTTTTCACCATCAAGAACATTGTAAATGTCTGTAGAGTTAGATAACGCATACTCAGCTTCAGTCATGCCTTCTTCTATAGCTAAAGCTGCTTGATTGTATTGTGCTTCTTGACCAGCCTGATAGCGAACATTAGCAAACTGTGCTGCACCATTAAGTAATGCTGTCAAAGGTTTTGCTTTTTGTAGCTCTGCATCTGCTAACAGCGAACCATTCATTCTTACTATATTTCTACGCTCAGTGCCTGGTTTTGTTTGCTCAGGTACAGCCTTACTTGTAAAAATAGGTATTCTCATGTTCTTCTAAATGCCCCAGGATTTTCATAAACTGTTGAAGCAGTGTTTGCTAAACTCGTTAATAAAGATGAAGTGCCTTGAGCCCTTAAACCAGCTGCTTGCGCTCCACCCTCCATGCGTGAAAGATCTGCTGCCATTTGCAAGCTTTCTTGTTCATCGTCGATTTGCATGTTTATAACAGAATTATCAAACTCTTTTAATTTTTGTTCGTAATCAAATTCTTTTGCATTTTGTCTCATAATTGCCATAGGAGTTCCTTGGCTCATATCTACACCAGCATATCCAAAACTAGCTTTTGCTGTTCCTTGTATGTCTCTTTCAAATTGTAAAGCCGCTCTGTTTTGCGAAACTAAAAAATTTGCATTATAAATATTTTGTTGTTTTTCTAGTAATTCTATATCGCGTTCAATTATTTTTGCGTTAAAATCTCCGGCTTCTTGTGCTTTAGCAGCGGCTCTATCAGCAGCTTTTTTTGATGAAACAGCAGAAGCAACTTGTAAACCTGTTGATATTAACATTAATGGATTACACATTATTTAACTCACTTATCAAATGTATTCATGCGCGGATAGAACGCAAGAACAGTCATTGGTAAAGGCTGACCTTGTTTTATAAATACACGATCATCGTCATCAAAGCCACCAGGAAACTCAATCTCTTTATCACCAGTAAACATAGGAACAGCAGTATCCATATCCATAGAGCTATCTCTAAAAAATATTCTGTCTACTTCTCCACTGTCATTACCTACTTCAGCACCTACAGTTTCAAAAAATCTTATTGTAATCCCATGCACACGTTTTGGTTTACCTTGGCTAGTACCGTCTACAGACCCAGATTCAATCCTTAATGTTTGCATACTACTGTCATAACCATAACCAACAGCAGCTGTTGTTGATGCAAAGTCTAAACTAATAGCACCATTACTAACTGTTTTATTGGGATGAGATGCACCGTTGCCTAACACTTGCAATGTTTCACCTTCTAAATGATATAATGCAGACAAACTATTTGCTGCACCACCACTGTAAGACAATCCACTATCTACAAAAAATGCACCTGTCGTACTATTACCAAAATCAAATACTTTTAATTTTTCAACATATCTTTTTGTAACACTATTTATTGTACGCTTAACAATCATATACAATTCATCTTCACCAGTGTCTGTGGGTAAAGTAGCAATACTTTCTACAACAGCTTGCCCACTACCAAAAGAACCACCAATAACATGCTTGTGCCAAGCAACCACTTCTTCTTCGCGGCGATACGTTAAACCTAAAAGCGTACCATCAGCCCTAATACACCACACAACACTATCGGGCTCTTGTTGAAAAGCCATTTGAACTAAGCCACCTTCTGTTACGTGTTCTGCTAGAATAGTCATGTCAGGCGCTGAATAACCGCCAGTGTTTACATCACCAACAAATTTAAACTCTCGTATTTTTCTTTTACCTCGCTGGGCAAACAAAGTAACGTCAGCAACTTGTACAGGTTCTATTTGCGCTGTACCATAATTAGAATATTTACGAATAAGTGTTGTTGTTGGTGTAACCGGTCCATCATTTGTTGATGTTAAAACATATTCACCGCCAGACGTACCAACGGTTAGAACTCTAGTAGCTGATAAAAAACGTATAGCGTTAACTTGGTTAGAAGCAATAGTATAGATAAGAGCATCGTTATCACCAGTGCCTACTGTAAAATTATCGTAATCACCATTTTTGCTAAAGAATAATGTTTGTGGGTTATTGTTTGTATTACCAAAAACTAATCTTTGTTCAAAAAACGAAACAACACTTGGTCTATTGTTAGCGCCACTAAGACTTGGATTAGGAGATCCTGTTATGGAAAATGTTGCAAAAGTCCAGTTGTTATGATCGCTTCTTGTTAATGTTCTTATGTCATGTGACGGATGCACAATAAACATAGTATCTGCTGATTGAGCAAATCTTAAATCAAACAAATCAGCTTCTGGATAAGGAGTCGCAACTTCAAATATTTCTGTTGCTGTGCCACCAGATGTGTAAGTTGTAAAATTAGTTGTATTTATAGCAACGCCAAATAGATCTGTTAGCGTAAATGTGTTTGTGCTTGAATTAGCAACTCGATAGTTACGCCCATTAACTTCAGTCATGCCACCTACGTTATCAACAAAAATTTCATCGCCATTACTAAAGCCGTGGCTATTACTGGTCAGTACACCTGGGTTTGCTTTAGTTATTGCTGTAATTGTTTTTGCAGAGCTTGCTAATACTTGTAAATCATTACGATATACACGCATAACTTGATTGCCAAATTCTAATATGTAAGTATCTGACGTTTTAAATTGAAACGGTATTAATCTTGTTTTTACAGAACTAGTTTTTATTTCACCAAGGTATTCTGTACCTGGTCTACGTGTTACACCACCATGAGGCATTACTACCATGTTTGTTAAATCAGACAAACCCTCACGATACTTTTCTATATTAGTGCGGCCTTCTAGCCTTGGACTTATTTCACCTGCTGTAAAAGAACTAAACGCCGGTGCAGAACGTGCCATTATAACCTGCTTTCAATAAAGTCACTAGCCTCTAGGCGTTGCGTTGCGCCCTCTGTTGCATCGTTAAATCGTGCTTCATTAATTTTAGCTTCATACAAAGATGTTTGTATTTGCACCATGCTTGTTGATCCAGTAATTGCGTAACAAATCTCAGCAGATAATCTAGCTGCAAGTGCTTCTATCAGACTTGCATCGTAAAGTTGTGTGTCAGTAACTCGTCCAATATATTTTATTTGTGCGCTACCTTCATCGGTTAGCAACTTACGGCCTTCTATAACAAATACCGGACCACCAGTATTACTTGTTATGTTATCTTGTGGGTACGAAAGAGATCCATTGCTAAATTCTAACACACGTAAACAAAAAGGATCTGTTGGAAGAGAATATTGAAAAGCATAACCAAAAGCCGGCGTGGTTGTTTCTTGAGCTAAACTAGCTCTATTTGTTAAACAGTTCCAAGGATGCGCTCTAAAAACTGTATCTCTAACAGATTCGTATCTTTGATTAACAACTCGCGCTGCTTTACTGTTTTCATCTAATGAAGAAATATTAGAAGCGCCTAAATTGTTTAGCGCAAAATTTGCAATATCAACTGTACTTGCCATGTTTACCTATCCTGTAAAAGAAGGGGCGGCGAACCGCCCCAACTTATTTAGTCAACTACATACTTCATAGTAACTTCGATAGTGCCTGTACCGGCAGCACCACCCATAGTTGCAGTAATAGTAACACCATCCTCATTAGCGTCTAACTCTGAGCCTGAGCCTAGAGCAAGTGTTGCAAGGATGTCTACCTTTTGTGCAGACGTTGATGCAGCAGCAGCTTTGTACGCAGCAGCAGCAGCAGCAACTGCTGTGCCTGCTGAGTTTACATAAGCAGCGTGACCAACTGACAAGGTTGTTGATGAACCCAAAGCATCATGTGCTAGTGACCCTTCAAGCAATCTTGCGCCATCTGGTAGAATAAACATTTCAATAACATCACCAGATGCTAATGAAGATGCCTCAAATGTGCCATGAGCTACACGGATTCTGCCGCCAAGCTCATTTGCTTTGTTTTTCACGGCTGGAATAGCTCGTGAGTTAGTGCGTTGTGCTGAAAAAACAGTTGCCATTAGTCAATCTCCTTATTCGTTACACGCAATTTCTACTACTTTAGCTTCTTCCATACGAGTTGCCCCGATGGTTTGGCAGTAATAGACTTGCGTTGAGTATGACTTGTCAGCACGTTCATCAATACGTGCGGCTGGCTCTTTGCCAACAGCAAGCTTCAGACCGTCTTGCGCGAACGCAATGACCTGACGATCAGAGTTTGAATCAGTGTTTAGTCGGTTACTAACTATAAAGTTAAACCCTACAAAACTTGAAATTTCCCCTTGAGCCAGAGCTTTTACGGTGTTGAAATCAGAACTTGTGACAGTTGTGTTGTTCAACAAATCAGAAATCTGTTTTGGTGAAACAACGATGTGCCGTGGAATAGATGGATCAACACTTGCAGCATCTAGCAATTCTTTAGCAGATACTAATTTTGCAATAGTCAGACCAGCAGAACCATGAGCAATTTTTTGCCCTGCTGGTAGCGCGGTTGATGTTGAACCGTCTTTACCTGTTTGCGATGTGCCAAGCGCAGCAGTAATAATAACATCATCCATTGCTCGACCCATAGCAGCAGCGGCTGCACGGCTATATGTTGACGTTGGATCTACAAGCAAACGTACTTTGTCGCTGTCATCAATAAGATCAGCATATTCGTAGTCTGACATTGTAACCATACGTCTTGTATGCGGTGTTTCCACTAATGGTGTATCCGCATGACGCGATGTACGCAGAACAGCAGCAGCTTGTCCTACTTGGTCAAAGAAAGCTTTTTCACCATTAACGCTTTCTGTATCTACTGCATTACGCAGCAAAGAACCCATCTGCTGCGATAGCATTTGGACATTAGCGCTAAACTGGTTGACAAAAGCTGTAGTAATTTGGGTAGACATGTTGTCTCTCCTACTTTTGTTTCAGTTAAAGATTTATGCGCTTGGTTGTCTCTTGCGAGGCCGTGCTGCTACTTAGGGTAGCTACTCCGCTTGATTACAAGCTTGCTAGTGGGCCTTACGGTTATCCACTATAAGAACTCACGAAGTCGTAACGCTGTTTGCACGTACTCATCGTGTTGTGGGTGCATCCTATCACCATATGGGCCATCAAGTCTAGTGATGTCGGCAAGTTGTCTATTTGCTTCCTCTGGTGTCATAATCATTTCCGTAGGTGAACCCTCAATATTATCCTCTCCAATTTGCGTAGCTAAATTAGAAAACATCCGTATTATATCTGGATGATCGCCTAACATGCTACCATCTGCAAGAATTATTTCATCGAACATTTCT